TTGACGGGTGGCCTGATGTTCAGGCGGAATGCCCGCAAGGTCGACGCCGATACGGCGTTGGCGACCACGTCGGCGGCGGCGGTGGCGGTCGACATGATGCGCGACCTGATGGCCGAGTACCGGCTCGAGATCGATTCGGCGAAACGTAAGGCTGAGGCGGCCCGTGTGGATGCGGCTGAGGCGAAGATGATGTATCAGGCGTGTGAGGCGCGGGAGCGTGGCCTGCGGGTCGATATGGCGGCGCTACGTGGCCGTCTCGACGCTCTCGAGCAGGCCGCTGGCAACTAGATCGTTGCCGTCTAGGTGACGGTCACAGCACGCTGACAAACGGTTGTCTCGTCGTGTAAGGAACATCGCCCTTCCAACCGACAGAACCCGATTGCAGAGAGTTGTGGCCGTCACCTAGACGGCAGCCCCTCTACCAAGGAGACATCTTGAACAACGAACCGTCCCGCATCGTCGCCGCGATCACCGCGGCGATCACCGCCACCATCGGTGTGCTCACCGTGACCGATGTGCTGTCCCCCGAGCTCGGCGGCGCCCTCACCGTCGCGGCCGGCGCGTGGGTGCTGGCCGCGGGGGAGATCGTCCGAGCACGGGTCACACCGAACGACAGGGTGGTGGCCGTGCTCGCGGACCCTCCCGTAGGCGACTGACTCTCGAACACGTCGTCGTCGCCGTCACCGTCGCCGCAACCGTCGCTGTGATCTGGATCGCTGACCGCCTCAACTTCCACCTCTAGGAGAACCATGCCAACGTTCGCATCTGTTGTCACCGGTAAAGACCCCGACCTGTGGTTGCTGGTCGCCACGATTCTGTTCGCTGTCGCCTGCGTGATCTGTGTCTCTGAGAAGGCGTGGACGATGGCACTCGTCTCAGCCGGCCTCACCTTCATGGCGCTCGGATTCCTGGTCACATGAGCGACCCCGAAGTCCCAACGCTGATCGCTGAGGCGTACGGCACCGTCACCCCACCCCCCGAAGACGACACACCCGACGAGGGTGAGAAAGACAACAACTCATGACACTCCGGTTCAACACCACAACCCGCGACGCCTGGCTCACCGACATCACCACCCGGGCCGGCGCCTCCGCACTGCTCCGCATCTACGACGGAACACAACCCGCAACCGGTGGCACCGCGACCACGCTCCTCGCAGAGCTGACCTGTAACGCGACGTTCGCGCCGGCACCATCCGGACAGGTACTCACACTCAACGCCATCGCCTCCGACACGTCCGCCAACGCGACCGGCACCGCAACATGGTTCAGGATCGTCCAGTCAGGCGGCTCCACCCACGTTCTTGACGGCACCGTCGGCACGTCGGGCGCCGACCTGAACCTGAACTCGACAAGCATCGTCACGGGCGGGACAGTCGCCTTGAGCAGCTTTACCATTACCGCACCCAACCCATAGTCAACTCTTTATGCTACGCTTCCGGTCATGGAACAATGTTCGATCGATGGTTGTGACCGGAAGCGTGAAGCTCGGGGTTGGTGTGCAGCGCATTACAACCGGTGGCGCACGTATGGCGATCCGCTGCACCCGACGCGGCGTTATCGACGAGCACCAGCGATAGCCGATCTCTCGCGTCAATGTTCGGTGGATGGTTGTGAACGGGAGCGCCAGGCACACGGCTGGTGCGGCGCTCACTACATGCGTTGGCGGGTCTATGGTGATCCGGTACATCCCGAGCAGCGGACTGGCCGTAAGGCGATCGCCACCGGGTGCTCGGTTCCCGGCTGCAACCGAGGGCGCAAAGGGGAGATCGTCCGAGGCTGGTGTCCAAGTCACTACGACCGGTGGAAGCGTTGGGGTGATCCTCTTGGGTCACAGACCCGTGAACGGATCCCCTGTTCGGTGGATGGCTGCGGTCGGCTGGACCATTGCAAGGGTCTGTGTGTCATGCACTACGGCCGCTTGCAGGAGCATGGTGAGCCGGGTGAGGCGACCCCTCGTCGAGCCGCCGCCGGGATCGGACACACAGCCAAGAACGGGTACCGAATCGTGACCGTGGACGGCGTGAAGATCAAGGAACACCGTCACGTGATGGAAGAGCACCTCGGTCGTCCGTTGGCTGGCGATGAGGTGGTGCATCACGTCAATGGGATACGGGATGACAACCGGCTCGAGAACTTGGAGTTGTGGGTGTCGACCCAGCCGAGGGGTAGCCGTGTGGTTGATCTGGTGGAGTTCGCTCGTGCCGTTCTTGACCGTTACGGCGATGAGGTTGCAATGTTCACCGTCGACTGAGAGGCGGCCCCGATGACCGCTCTTCTAGCGACCCTCACCAACGCGGTAGACGCCGACGGTGGCAACAGTTCGCTCGCCGTCAACGAACCGGCCGGGTTGCAGTCCGGCGAACTGTTGCTGTCGCAGTGGACGACGTACTCGACGATCGGTGTCACCGCAGCCGGGTTGGCGACCGGGTTCTCCGATGTCATCGCCACCTACGGCACGGCGGACCTCAAGGGTCGGGTGGCCTATCGGATTGCTGACGGTTCTGAGGGGCCGACGTTCACGGCGACGATGCCGACATCACAGTTCAACGATGTCGAGATGGTCCGCATCGTCGGTTCCCACGCGACAACACCGATCGACGGATCGAACTCGACATCAGGGACAGCTACGTCCGTCAACTTTCCGGCGGTCACAACGTCGTCGGATTACTGTTCGGCGTTCGCGTTCATCTCAGGCGGCGTCGACCTTGCGACTGTGGCGCAGACCCCGCCGGCCGGCTGGGTTCTGATTCACACGTGGGGGACGGGGTCTCCGGCGAACTACAACGCGGTGTTCTGGCAGCCGCTCGGTTTGTCGGGTGCGTCGACTGGGACAGCCAACTTCGCGTTCGGGGCAAGCAACGAATACTTGGTGTCCGTCACCACCGTCGCACCGGCGTCGTCGACCGGTATCCATTTCGTCAGGTTGGCCGGCCAGGCGCAGAACCTGACGTCGCAGGCGGCGACGCCGGTTGACATGCCGACCGCGGCATCGATTGTCGCCGACAACTATCTGATCGATCTGATCGCCTGCGACAACGCCGGCACCAACGGCGCACACGCCCTAGTGGCCCCGACCGATACGCAGTCTCATTCGTGGGGTTTGCTGACACCAGCGAACGTCGACCCCGGCGCAGCGAACGCCGGAGCGACCGCCGCGATTGCCCGCGTCAAAGTTGTCAACGCTTTCACGAACGGCGACAACGCTGACGTCAACTTCTCACCGAACACCACCGCCAAAGCCGTCCTGGTGTTCGAGGCGACCGGCATTCACACCGGCACCCCGCTCGCCGTGGCTGAGACACAGGTGACGCAGGCGGCAGGCACCACCCTGGCAATCTCGAGGACACCGACCGCGGCAGGTCAGATGGTGCTCGGCGTGTTGGCGATCGAAGGTCCGACGGGTGACACGTTCACCCCGGACGTCGACAACACCGATGGGGCGTGGGGGATCCTCGGCCGTCTGTCGACGACGTCGGGGACGGCGGCGTCGAACCAGACGGTGTGGGCCGTCGCGAAGATTGTCACTGGGACGTCGGCGCAGACATGGAACCCGACGATCGGCACCGCCCGCGACATCGCAGCCGTCATGGCCGTGTTCGATATCGCATCGACCACGATCACCGGCACCGTCGCCGTCACGTTGGATTCGTTCACGAGCTCGGCGACGGGTGCGATCGGCAACAACGGCACCACCGCCGTCACCCTCGCCGACTTCACCCCGTCCGCGTCGGGGACGTACACACCTCCGCCGATCACCGGCACTGTGGCGGTCACGTTGGGCGACTTCGTTGCCGCAGCGTCGGGGTCGTTCGGGAGTACCGTCACCGGAACTGTCGCGGTCACGTTGGGCGACTTCACGCCGTCGGCGTCGGGTGCGATCGGCAACAACGGCACCACCGCCGTCACCCTCGCCGACTTCACGGCCACAGCGTCGGGGACGTATACGCCGCCGCTGGTCACCGGCACCGTTGCTGTCACGTTGGGCGACTTCGTTGCCGCAGCGTCGGGGACGCACACCGCCGGGATCTCGGGAACGGTTGCGGTCACGCTCGGGTCGTTCACGCCGGCCGCGGCGGCCGTGGTCGCTAACGGCTTGTTCCCTGTCGCCATCTCAGGTGACAGCCGATCGTTGGTCGACGGGCACGGCAACCCGTGGTTCGGTGCCGGTGACACCGCATGGTCACTCGCCGCCCAACTAACCACGGCGGAGATCACCACCTATCTCGAGGACCGCGCCGGACGAGGCGTCAACCTTGTCCTGTTCAACGCTGTTGAGCATCTGTTCGCCGACAACGCCCCGAACAACGCCAACAACGACCCGCCGTTCACAGGGACAGCGTTCCAAACCGGCATCAACGACGTGTATTGGGATGTTGTCGACCACGCGGTGAATGAGGCTGCCCGCCTCGGCATCACGTTGTTGATCTGTCCCGCCTATCTTGGGTTCGCCTCCACCGAGGAAGGTTGGGACACCGAGATTGTTGCCGCGACGAACGGCAACATGACCACCTACGGCAACAGCCTGGCCGCCCGCTACGGCGCCTATCCGAACATCACCTGGCTCATCGGTCACGACCAGGTTCCCGACGCGACAGAGGCGGCCCGCGAAGCCGCCCTCTCCGACGCCATCCAATCAGGCACCGCGCATCTCGTCACCGTCGGCGGAGTCGAACAGTTGGGTTCGGACGCCTGGGAGGGGTCGGGCGTCGACTACGACTTCGACACCGTCTACTTCCGCAGCACGGATGCCCCCGCCGCTCAAGTAGCAACCGGCTGGGCTGCATCACCGACGATGCCCACCGGGTTCTTCGAAGGCTTGTACGAAGGTGACGGCACCACCCCCGCCCGGATCCGTTCCATGATGTACGGCCCGTTGTGCGCAGGCGCCACGTACATCATCTTCGGCAACAACCCGATCTGGCAGTTCGCAACCGGCTGGGAAGCCGCCCTCAACGACGAAGGCTCACTCGACCTCGGCGTGTTCGCCGACTTCGTCGCATCGCTCGCCGGGGGCTGGGCCGGGATGGTCCCGGACACAACCGACACATTCCTGACCGTTGGTGAAGGCACCGGCGCCTCACGGTCGTCGGCCCGGTTCGACGGCGACGCCACCGCCGGTGTACTCGGTGTCGCCTACCGACCCAACGGCGGCTCAGCCAGCCTGACGTTTGATCTGACCGAGTTCACCGCTGTTGCGACGGTGAAGATCCGCAAGTTCGACCCGAGCTCAGCCGCCTATACGACGATCGGCACGTTCGCCACCTCAGGCACCCAAGCCGTCTCAAGCCTCGGTACGAACGCCGCCGGCGACGGCGACTGGGTCATCGTCTTCGAGCAATCCGACGACCGCACAGGCACAGTCGCCGTAACCCTCGGAGACTTCACACCGGCCGCGTCGGGGACGTCGACCCCGCCGACCGTCACCGGCACGGTCGCCGTCACCCTCGACTCGTTCACACCCAACGCCTCCGGCAGCCACACCCCGCCAGGCGTTACTGGCACGGTCGCCGTCACCCTCGCCGACTTCGTTGGTGCGGCGTCGGGCACGCACACCCCACCCGGTGTCACCGGGACAGTTGCGGTCACCCTCGCCGACTTCACCTCGAGCGCGTCGGGGTTGTTCATCCCTGCCGGATCCGGCGCAGGAGCCGTCACCCTCGACCCGTTCACGAGCTCGGCGACTGGCACGTACACGCCGCCGACGGTCACCGGTACCGTCGCTGTCACGTTGGGCAGCTTCGACGCCAACGGAACCGGCAGCTTCGTTCCGCTCATCACCGGCACCGTCGCCGTCACCCTCGGACTGTTCATCGCCCTCGGCCAACAGGCACCCATCGGCGGTCACGGCACCGGGTCGGTGGTGTGGCGCGACGGCGGCAGCGGCGGCATCACCAGCCGTGACAGTGCAACGGCTACGGTCGGTGCCAACAACTCTGGAACAGGAACGGTGAACCAGCCATGACCGCCATCCCCAGCATCGCCGCCGGCAACATCGTCGAAGCCGCCGTCACCTTCGTCCCCGAAACCGGCACGGTCGCATTGGCGGATGTGACGGCCCGGGTTCGCAAACCAGGCGGCACCGAAGTCGTCCTGTCCGGCATCACCGGAACCCACCCCACCTTCGAAGTCGAATGGTCCTCGGCGGACACCGACCCCACCGGCATCTACCAGATCCGATGGGAGAGCAACAGCCCGTCACCGAAGATCGTGGTGGAGGACAGGTCGACGTCGTTCATTCTGATCGCGTCGGTGTTCGCCACCCCCTAGCTCGTTCACACCTTCATCTCTCGCACGGGTGTGAACCGAACGCCCCCACCCCCTTCCTGTCTTGGGGGTGGGGGCGTTTCGTCGCGTCCCGACACAGATTCCTGTGGTGTCTAGTGCCACCCGTCCCGGTTTCGTCGCTTAGAACGAACCACAGAACCCGCACACCAGGTCAGGCGGCATCGTCGGGTGTGATGTAGTACAACGCGTCGACGATGCCGGCACCGTCAGGGTTCCAACCCACATACCGCTGCGTCGTCGTCACCGACGCGTGACCGAGGAGTTTGGCGACGAGCACCAGGTTGCCGTTGCAGCGTTCGGCCGTGGTGGTGGCGAACGCGGCACGAAGGTCGTGCGGACGGTGGTCGATGTTGAGCCGTCGGAACACCGACCGGATCGACGTCGACACCCCATCCGGTGTCGCCTTCCCGAACAGGCGACCGTCGGCGCTGACACGGCCCCGCTTCTGCCAATGTTCCAGCTCTTCGGCGAGCTCGGGAGCCAACGGGATGATGCGATCCTTGCCACCCTTCCCTTGGCGGACAACGATCCGCCCCGGGTGGGCGATGTCGTCGACATGCAACGCGGCGATCTCCGACACCCGCAACCCTGCGTAGGCGGCGAGCATGATCATCAGCCGCGTTCTCGAGCGGGTCCCGGCGATGACCCGATGGATCTGCTCGGAGGTGAGCGGTGTTGGTTCGCGGTGCGGTTTGCGGGGCGGGTCGATCTTCGCGGTGGGGTCGACGGTGGCGAGGTCGTTCATGATCGCCCAACGGAAGAACTGGCGTACGTCGGAGAGCAGGCTGTAGCGGGTGGAGGCGGCGGGACGTGACGCGAGGAACATCAAGATGTCGTCTCGGCCCACCTCGAGCAGGTCACGCGGCGCGATCGTCTCGGCGAGATGGGTCAACGTCCAGCTGCGGCGTTTGATCGTCTTGGGGGAGAACCCGCGGAACTGCTGGTACGCCCCGAACGCTTCGATGTGGCCCCCCGGCACGTCGACCATCGTCGCGCCGGTGACGGGTTCGGCGGGTTCAGTGTTCGTCAAGATGTGTCGCCGGAGAATCCGTGTTGTCTGGTTCCGTGGGCCACTCGCCGTACTTGTGGAAGTGGTCGGCCATTCGGAGTGCCTTGTCGAACCCCTCGATCCACGCCGTTGCGGTGCGACCTTCGGCGACGTAGTGCATCGGGATCGGCCAGGTGCGCCAGTCCTCGACATCGAATGCGCTCGGGACTGCCTTGTCTGTTGCGGTCATTGTGTGCCTCGGTTCATGCTGCGATCGGATGTCGAAGGGGGGGATATCCTCTGGGAACCGTAGCAGATGACGGTTTGTCATCGATAACCAACAGTTCCGACCGCTCTAAGTCATCCAGCCACCACAACGGCACGTCTGTGAGGGTAGCCCAGACGGTCATCGTCGGCTTGTTCGGGCGGGTCGAGCCGAGCTCGTAGTTGCGGATCGTGCGTTCGGTGCATCCGAGGTGGCGTGCCATGACCTCGACGGTGATGCCGGCCGTCGTTCTGGCTTTGCGGAGCCGTTCGCCGCGGGTCCATTGAGGAGTCATGCCACCCACCGTAGCGGAAAGCTTTACCGTCCCACAAGGGGTGACACGGAACCGGAAAGATTTACCTTGCGCACAGCCTTCCGCCGTGGTAAACCTTTCCACATATGAAGGACCCGACCAGCAGGGAAGCTGCCGACCAACTCGGCATCAGCGTCCAACGCTGGCACCGCCTCGCCGAACGCTTCCAACTCAAAGCAACCCGTGAACTCCCCGGACTACGCGGCGCCAAGTTCTGGCGCCCCCAAGACGTCCGCACCGTCGGCCGATTCCTCGCCGCCGAACAACCCGACGACGTCGAGGTCGCATCGTGATCTGGCTGCTGTTCGTCGAGTTCGTAGCGCTCGCCGTCCTTGTCGCCCGTTGGCGGCTCACATGATCGCCGCCCGCCCCCAGGGTGGCGCAGGTGAGCGGCGTCCAGTCCCCGCGGCCCCTCGCCCGCAGGGCGGACTGGACGCCGCCATCACCACCCCCGTAGATCGCACCCACGCCGAATGTGTTGAGGCGTTGCGACAGATCCGTGCCCGGTTCGCCGACGCCCGTCAACGCGTCGCCTCCTGGCAACTCGGCCCATACCCCACCGACCCAACCTAGAAAGCGGGCGAACCCGAATGAAGCGTAGATACCTCATCCCTCTCGTCGCCTCCGCGGCAGTCATCGCCATCCCCGGCGTCGCACACGCACACACCTTCAACCACACCGTCGGCTGTGGCGGGTTGTCGTGGTCGGCGACGCTGTACAACGCCCAGGAAACCAACACGATCGTCGTCACCATCGACGGTGTACCCGTCTACACCGACACCAACTTCGGCACGACTGATACCGGCTCGAGGACGTGGACGCAAACCGTCGATCACACATGGTCGATTGTCGTCAACGCCCCCGGCACCACGTTCGACCACAACCGCTCCGGAAGGCAGGCGGCATGTCAACCACCGACAACCACAACGACGACGACGGCCGTTACGACTACCACGAACACCCCCACGACGACGACTATCCCGGCGGTCACAACCACGTCACCACCCACGACGGACACGGCGCCCACCACCACGACCGCAACGGATCAGTCATCTACTACAACGATCGCACCTCCGCCCCCATCGTCCGTTCCCCCGTCGACGTCGATCCCGAATCCGACCGACCCCACCGTCCCCCCGACAACCCCCCCGACGGTGGCACGAGCACTACCCGAAACCGGCACCGCCTCTGACCTGATGTTCGGCGTCGCGCTCGGGCTGTTCCTCGCCGGCTGTGCCGCGATGGGATTCGCACGGCGGCGCACATGAGCGCGTTTCCTGATCGTCACCCGTGCGCTCATCCCGAGTGTGAACACACCGTCCAATACGACGACGAACCGTACTGCTACGGCCATTCACCCGATGAAGGCTCCTCGGTGCGTGGCTACTCATGGAAGCGTCAACACGCTGAGGACGCCCAGACATGAGCCTCTATCTGAAATGGTGCCGCACCGGCCGCATCCCCTCCTACCAACACGGCGACCCCATCCCATACCGGCGATGGACCCCACCCGTCGCCAACCCCGAGTTGTGTGTGCGGGGGTGGCACGCCTGCCGATGGGAAGACGCCATCCCCCACATCTCCGACGAACTGTGGGTGTGCGAGCTCGGCGGCGACATCGTTGAAGGCGACGACAAGGTTGCGGGGGAACGCTTACGGCTCGTTCGGCGCACACCGATCAACGATCGCATGTTGCGGCTGTTCGCCGCTGACTGCGCGGAACAGGTCCTCCCGATCTTCGAGAAGGTTCGGCCGGGAGATGGTCGGCCACGGCAGGCGATCGACGTTGCGCGCCGCTTCGCCAACGGGGACGCCACACAACAAGAGATGGATGCCGCTCGGGCTGCCGCTTGGGCTGCCGCTGAGGCTGCCGCTGCCGCCGCTGCCGCTGCCGCTGCCGCTCGGGCTGCCGCTGGGGATGCCGCTGGGGCTGCCGCTCGGGCTGCCGCTTGGGCTGCCGCTGGGGCTGCCGCTCGGGAATGGCAAACCGATCGACTCCTCACCCACTACGCCGAACTCGATCCGGACCACTTCGCCCACACACCAGCACTGGTGTCGGCATGATCCCCCGCCTTGAGTCTGAGCACGATTGGCATCTGCGTGCCAACGCACTCCCAGCCACCGCGCTGTGGCGGGTGTGCCGCTACGCCGGCTGTTCGGTGTGGGAGGCGATCAGGGTTGTTGTCGCCCACAAATGGTGGCAAAGGCGGCGGCCATGATGCGCTGGTTTCTGTGCGCCCTCATCACCGCGATGCTCGGCTCGTTCGCCGTCGCCCTCGCCGCTGACCGCCGCGAACAGCGTCAAGACGCACGGTTGACGTGTGGGTGTTTGTTGCCGAACGTCGGACCCAACGACGAATGCGTCCGCTGCCACCGTGTCATCGCCGACCGCGTCCACCAACGACGGGCCGCACGGCGATGACCGCCGGATCGCCTCGTCTGTTCCCTGTGGCGCAGGAACAGTTGACGTCGGATGACTACTACACCCCGGCGTGGGTGTTCGAGCGGATGGGGATCCGGTTCGACCTCGACGTCTGCTCCCCGCCCGGAGGCGTTCCGTGGATCCCGGCTGACCGGTTCTACACGCAAGCCGACGATGGCCTCGCATCACCGTGGGAGGGCCGCGTGTGGATGAACCCCCCATATTCGCAGGCAACGCCCTGGGTGAACCGCTTCATAGCGCACCGGCACGGAATCGCCCTGATGAACCACGCCAAGAGCGCCTGGCATCCGAGGCTGTGGGCCGCGGTCGACGGTGCGGCGATGCCCTACGACTACTTCAATTTCGTGGGCGGCCCCAACGGAGGGTCGATGTACGCCCCCGTGTGGTTCGCCGCGTTCGGCGAGGAGTGCGTTGACGCCATCTCCCGGCTCGGTGTTGTCAGGCGGCTCGCATGATCCGCTGGCTCATCCCTCTGGCCGCGTTCGTGGCGGGTGTTGTCGTCGACGGTGACACCAACACCTCAACTCTCGCCGTCACCACCGCCTGTGCGTTGTGTCTGTTCGCCGGCTGGCTGTTCGGACGCGTACACGAACACTCACGGATGCTCGACGTCATCGTCGACCTCGAACGGCAGCGGCAACCGTGAGCGAGCTCACCTATCTCGTCGGCGACGTGTTCGACCGGCTCGCCGAAATCCCCGACGGCAGCATCGACCTCATCGTCACCAGCCCGCCCTTCTTGGCGCTCCGCTCCTACCTGCCCGCCGACCACCCCGACAAACACAGGGAGATCGGGTCGGAGGCGACCCCCGCCGCGTTCCTTGACACGTTGTTGGCGTTGACGGCGGAGTTTGGGCGGGTCCTCGCCCCCCACGGCTCCATCTGCATAGAGCTCGGCGACACGTTCTCCGGTAGCGGCGGAGCTGGTGGCGATTATGCGACGAACGGACTCCGAGAAGGCCAAGGCAAATTCGACGGCTCCGGCCGCCGCTCACGCGCCGCCGACACCGCCGTGTCGGTGTCCTCGCCCCGACCAACCGCCCCGGACCGGAAGGCCGCGACAGGATCCCCGGATGGCCCCTCGCGAAATCGCTCACCGGGATCCCCACCCTCTACACGTGGAGCCTCGCATACGGACGAAACCTCCTCACCGGCCAACCCTCCCCCGCCGGCCAATGGAGAATCCGCAACGTGATCGTCTGGGCGCGCCCCAACCCGCCCGTCGGATCGCTCGGCAAACGCAACCCGATTACGCATACCGGCGACGCTAAATTCCGGCCCGCCACCTCATACATCACCGTCGCTTGCCGCGGCACGAGCAGGTACTTCGACCTCGACGCCGTACGCACCGCATACGACGAACCGCCCCCCAACGGTGGACAGCCACGTCGTGCATCGTTCCATGAACTCGGTAAAGGCGGAGCCGACATGGGTGGAGTGGCGATCGCATCTAACCCCGCGGGTGCGCCGCCGCTCGACTGGCACGCCGACGACCACCCCGAGGACGGCGACTGGCTGTGGAAACTGTCAACCCAACCCTACCGCGGCGCCCACTACGCCACCTTCCCCCTCGAACTCCCCACAAGGTTGATCATGGCCATGTGCCCCCTCCGCGTCTGCACGGTGTGCGGGAAACCATCCGAACGGATCACGGAACGCACCCCGGAGTACGCGGCGTTCCGTTCACAGGTTGGAGACTTCAACGAGCGCGGCAACGGCAACGGTGTCAGCGGATCGCGCTCCGCCGTTGACCCAGAGATGGCGGCAGGCGCGCAGAACGTCACCGTCGGTTGGTCGGATTGCGGATGCTCACAGAAATGGAGCGGGCATAACACCTGGCGCACCGGCCGCGTCCTCGACCCGTTCGCCGGCTCCGGCACCACATTGCAAGCCGCCCAAAACGTCGGCAGACATGCCACCGGCATCGACCTCGACCCCCGCAACGCCCACCTCGCACAGGCTCGAGTGGGGATGTTCCTCGAGGTGAACCCATGACCAATCGGGTGTCAGTCCGCGACGCCATCACCCCACCCCCGGTGTTGCGTGGCCCGTCAGACGCCGACCACTACCGGGTGAAAGTCGGCCGCTATGGCGACCGCTGGTACACCGACCCCCTCCCCGACTGCCCGATCGCCGAGGCCAGCGATTGGCAGGGGCCGTCATGGTCAATTGTGAAGGGTGCAGCCGGCAAAGACTGGTCCTACGTTGCTAACAAGAGAAACGGCTACACCGACCAGCATGAGCTCCACCGGATAGCCGACCTCCCCGGCGTCGGCGACCGGGTCGCAGCATTCAACCACATCAACAAAACCGGCCTCGCCCAGGCGGGTGGCCGGGGCACCATCGTTCACCTGTGGGCCGAGGACTTCTTGGCGGGGAGGGGGCCGCGGATCATCACCGACCCGATCCTGTTCTCCCTGAAACTGCCGAAAGCAGCACTCGACGAGGCGACAACCTATCTCGAGGCGTTGGCGGCGTTCTTCGATCACTACCAGCCCGAGGTGATCGCCGCCGAATACGTCGCCATACACCGCACCCTCAACGGCTACGGGTACGGCTGCACCCCCGACGTCGTCGCCCGCATCCTCCTACGCATCGAAGGCGACACCTTCGGCATCGACTGGAAGAGCCGTAGCGCCGACTCCGACCACGGCGCCTACCCCGAAGAAGCCGCCCAAATAGCAGCCGGAGCCCGTGCCGAATACATGATAATCACCGGCCCCAACGGCCACCCCGTCCGAGCCCGAATCCCCAACGTCGACGCCGGACTCATCGTCTCAATCAAACCCGACGGATGCAGGGTTTACCCCACAGACATCGAGCTCGGCTGGGAACACGTCCAAGCTATGCACGCCTTCTGGGTAGCCCGACTCACCGAAAAAGACGCCATCTGCAAACCGTGGGCACCCACACCAACCAACCAAGGAGCGCTATGCCTGACCAACTCGAAGACGCCTTCGACCGGCTCGACCTCGAAGGCATCGACTTCCTCATCGGAAGGCTCCGACGAAACATCGCCAGCCTCCGAAAAGAACTCGCCGAACTCCACAACCAACACGACGAACTCAGCCGCACCGTCTACGACCTCGCAAAACAACTCGACCGACCCTGACGACTTCGCCTTCACGGCGAAGGTGCTCGCAGACGCGATCCTCGACTGGACCCCCGAAATGCGCCAATACCTCCGCGACTGGTGGCCCGCTGACACGCCACCCCCAGGGCAGGTGCGCCGAGGCGAAGCCACCTGGACCGAACCCCAGATCGACGCCATCACCCTGCTGTGCGATTTGGGTGACGCACCCTTCTGGCAACCAGCCACACCCGTCACCCGAACATAACCCAACAACACAAGGAGCAAAGAGCAATGGACATCACCGAATTGGCGACCCCCAACGGAACCGCCATCGACCTCGAAGTCGGAGACACCGTAGAAGGCGTCCTCGAATCCATCGGCGACTGGCGCGACATCACCTCACAATTCGGCACCGTCGCCAAAGCCCCATTCAACCTGAAAATCGGTGACGAAGACCGCACCCTGTGGGTCAAGCGCAACAGCCGCCTCGCCACCGTCATCGGCCAAGCGTTCAAAGAAGCCGGCCTCACCCAAATCACCTGTGGCGGCGTGCTCAAGGTGCGACGCGTCAACGACGCCCCCACCAACAAAGGCAACGCCATGCACGACTTCCAAGCCAAATACGCCCCGCCGGTCGGTGTCGGCCCCGAACTCGACGACTTCTGATGGGACTAGACACCAGCCACGGCTGTTGGCATGGCTCCTACTCGTCGTTCAGCTACTTCCGCGATCGCATCGCCCACGCCGCCAAGGAACGCCTCGACTACGTGCCCGACTACAACGGACACCCAGCACGTGCCTATCAGGGCTGGTGGGACGACGACCATCCGTGGGGCAACGCGCTCGACGTGTTCTTCATCCACTCCGACTGCGACGGCTACATCTTCCCGCAAGACGCCGACGACCTCGCCGACGCACTCGAAACACTCGTCGACGCGATCGACGATGACGGATCTGACTGGTCAGACCGAACACGACTCAGCGAGTTCATCGCTGGACTCCGAGCCGCACACGACGCGGGGGAAATTGTCGTCTTCCACTAATGCCGATCTCGCCGACGAAACTAACCCTACGCCACCTCCGAGACACCGAAGGCTGGCTCCTCGTAGAGGTCGTAGAACGCTGGAACCCCCACGCGCAAATCCGACAAGACCTCTTCGGATTCGTCGACGTCATCGCAGTCCGCCCCGGTGAGACGTTGGCGGTACAAACCACCACCGCCGCCAACGTCTCCACCCGCATCCGCAAAATCGCCGACCACCCCAACCTCCCCGCCCTCC